CTGCATTGACGGCGTTATCTTTGGTTGCCGGCTTAATCCTGCACCGCATCCGGTGTGGGCGAACCAAACTCCAAGCGGACAGAACAAGCTTGGGCCAAGCGCAGATCGCTGGAAGATTAGATCGGAAACATACAGAGGCATTGCAGACGCAATGGCAGAGCAATGGGGATGAACTACACCAAGATCGGAGCAATACCCACTCATCGGTATATCTGGGTGAACAGCACGTTCACTCATGGCGAGGAGCTTTCCAAAATGGAAAACTGAAATCCAAAATCAAAATCCAAAATCCAAAATCAAAATTGAAAATCAAAATTGAAAATCATATATGAAAATTATGGGTACATTGCCCAGGTCACCAGCGACCGTACCTGTGTGGTGCATCGCACGGGTGAGCACGTCAACGGGCAGGTGCTCAACACGCATGTGGGAGAGAAGCTGCCGAGTCAGGACTGGCGTGAGGTCCGGCTCATGGGCTGCCCAAACGAGATCAGGGTGGAAATAGTGCAGGCCTGGCGAGAAAGTACTAAAGTCGCTGCGCCGGCCGGCCGATTAGGTTAGCAAGCCGCACTTCCGCGGTGCCAACAAACTATAATATGAGCAACAAGTACCCTTCCAATTGCGCACGTTGCGCAACTTATGTGCCAGCCCGCGCTGGTGTCCTTAGCCGTGCTGGCCGTGGCTGGCGTGTAGAGTGCCCTGACTGCGCTGCCGGCGTGCAGAGTGCAGACACAGAGCGTGCCCTGGCCATCAGCCGCGGAAACGAGACGAGCTACGGGGTAGTGACCAGCACAGGCTGGGTAGGCTTTCGCAACCGCGGCGGCCGGTGTGAGGACGCTCCCTGCTGCGGCTGCTGCACTTTCTAACCGGAGACCATTGCTATGATCATGAATCAGGAATACATCAGCATTGAAATTGATAACAACGCAGGCTCTCTTGAGCTAGAAGCGTTCCCTTATCAAGGAACTGTGGGGCCGGTTTACTTTCGGACACACAATCGGTATCGGCGCAATCCTTATGCTGTAGCGTGTAAAATGAGTCAGGAAACCTGGGAGGATTTCTGGGGGCGCATTGATGCCGATTGGGAGTTGACGCCGCTCATGCGCGAACTTGCTGAGACGCTGGAAAAAGAGTGGACAAAGTAATCTAGTTAAGCCACATTAAGCACGCAGCACAAAGAGGAAGCCGGTCTCAGAAATGGGGCCGGCTTTTCTGTTTTCAAATTCAAAATTCAAAATTCAAAACTAAAATTCAAAATTCAAATGAAAACACCCTGGGCGTGAGGGTGACGTGAAACGGGCGCCGGTGACCGCGGTCGGAGACCGGCTGAGCGAGGTTGCCGGCCGGCTCAGTTGCACTGGATGAGCATGCAAAGCAGCACAGCTCGCATGGCATGATGAGCGCGCAAGATACCCAAGCGGCCAGGCGGATAAGCAGAGAGCGGCCAGGTTTGGCAAGCTTGTTTGTGGGGGCACCCTCACTTTTGGTTGCGCTTTTTTGCTAAAGGGCGGAGCGGCCGCGGCCGATTGAAGGGCGGGCCGTAATCCTGCGGCCGTAACAATCCAATAAAATGAAGCACCCTTCCTTTACCCATATTCTCACCGCGCGTTTTTACGGTCCCACAAACACTAAAGGGGCGCGCGTAAAGATTAGCATGCCATCGCGCAATCTGGCTTTGTGGGTGCCCTATAGCTACGAACACGGAGGAAACACTGCTTTGGTGTTTCTTCATTCTAGGAATATTCAACCTGCTTTTGAGGCGGATGGTAACGGCGAAGCTATTTTTGTGCTGTCTTCAGAAGATTTCACGGCCGCTTGGGCGCTTTTCAGCAAGTAAACAAACAAACTACAAAAATGAAATATCCGACCGACACCCTCCCTCCCGTTGCTTTTACGTTAAGCGCCCCTAGCAAAATGCCGTGCCGCTCTTTCTCGCTTCCCTTGTCTGTGTGCAAGGTCGGAAGTAAGCTTGCCAAGAAAGAGGGCACAATCTGCGCAGAATGTTACGCTGCGGGAGGGAACTATAATTTTGGCAACGTGCAAAGGGCGCTTGCTGCGCGCTTAAGCGCTTTCAACTCGGCTGACTTTGTTTCCGTCATGATTGCCAAACTTAAGAAAGAGGAAAAGTCAGGCTATTTTCGTTGGTTCGATTCAGGAGACGTACCCGACTGGAAAGGCCTTCTGAAGATTGTACAAATTGCACTAGCCTTGCCTGATGTCCGCTTCTGGCTTCCTACTAAAGAGTATGCTCTGATTCAACGCTACGTTGAAACGGTCGGACCTTTTCCAGAGAATCTCACAGTTCGCCTTAGCGCTTATCTAGTCGACGGTCCCGCCCCTGAAGCGCTGGCGAAGCGTCTCGGGGTCGTCACCAGCACGGTAACAAGCACCCCTGAAGCGGCAACGTGCCCCGCCCCTAATCAGGGCAACCAGTGTCGCGACTGCCGCGCGTGCTGGAAAAGCGAAAGCAACGTTGCGTATCTTCTCCACTAATATGAATACCCGAAAGCATACCCTTCCCATTCGTTGCGCTTGCCTTGCCTTGTTTGCCTTTGACTGCACCCTTCTAAGGCTATTTTCCTCCGTCGGCACGGCCGTTGTCGCTTGGTTTCTTGCCAGCGTTGCGCTTGCCCTTGCCGTTGCACCCGTCCGTTCCCGTTTTTCACTATGAGCACGCCTTTACTCGAACAAATCCGCCAACAATTAACGGCCGTCGTCTTTTGGGCAGAGCAAGACGCTATAAAAGCGCAAGATCTAGCCTCCCAGGCGCTCGATCTAACTTGCCAGGCAATTGAAGCTGTTCAAGGTGCCCTTGAAGATATCCACCGCGTTTCGGGACGTGTTCCGGTCTGCACAGAACTGCACAGCTTGCTTGCGCCGAATGAGCTCACTTTTGAACAGCTAATTGCGCTGCACCCTAAGCTTGAGGCAGCGTACGGCCGCTTGATGCGGTTGGATGCAAACGGCGCTTGCTGTACCGCAACGGATATTCAAGACGCAACGTTATACGGCCGCTTGTCGGATGCGGATGCGGAGCGGTTCGCGAATGAGATTGAAGCGGCATGCGATGCGATGGAAAGGGAGGGCGCAGAATGAGGGCGGCCGATATTTGGCAAGCGCTGGTGTTGTACATGGTGTTGCGGTGGCTTGCCGGCAGAGACTAGGCAAGGGCAAAGCAGAGCAGAGCGAAGGGCGCTCCCGTAATTGGGGGCGCTCTTTTCGTGTGCCGATGCGGCGGGCGCTCAGGCGGCCTTTGGTTGCGTTGGTGTGGGTAGCAAGCCAGCGCAACGCTCGCGGCATGCTCCGCCGCTGCATCTGATGCACCCGCGGCCGCTCGTTCGGCATGCTCCGCGGCATGCATGCACACCAACCAGGCACGCGCTCGCACGCACGCTCCAGGACGAGCACAGGGGGGGAGGGGGTCCAAAATGCGGCCGGTTCCCAACAGCCAACGAATCCCCCCATCTGAAAATTTTTACCGCCAATGGCCGCCACACACGCACGCCACCACTTGACGCCCGCGGTGCACGTCGCTACGTTGCCTCCTGCTGTGAGGTTGGCAAAAGACGCGAGCATGTTGCTCCTACGCACGCTGGCAGGCTTAATTTTCTAGCGGGAGTTTGGCTATTGTTAGTGTGCGTGGCCGGTTTGCCTGTGGCAGACTGGGCGTCTTTTTTGCTGCACAGGTGTGTATAAAAATTGAACACTTTAAACCGTAGGACCGTAAATCGTATGAAATTTACAGTACATGAAAAGCAGTTGAAGGCCAGGTTGGGCGCCGCGTATGACTTGAGCAAGTACACGGAAGGCGTGGATTACCGGCGGCAGAAGACTGGATTTGGCAGCCGCGTCATGTTTAGGGCCGATATAATTGGCTCAAGTGACGCTTTAAGTGATTTAAGTGCCGATCATGTTGTTGAGAGCACCGATATGATCGTTATGAGCGTGATTGATCCGAGTTTAGTGGAGCACAAGCAGGCTCAGCCGACGATTATGATTAGGCGAGCGGACATAGACTACACGATTCGGCAGGCTAAAGTGATCAAGAAGCACCAGAATCAGCGCTATGTGGAGACTGACACCCTGGGGAAAGTGTTTGTCGGGAGCAAGGGCAACCAAGTTAAGTTAAACCAGTTTATCCCTGTGCAGAATGGCAGCTTGTTTTTGGGAGACATTGGCCAAGGAATCGGCAACGTACTTAATCACTAGTGACATCCTTAAGCTGACTAGCTACCTGTATCCCCTTCGGGCCGTCGGCCCGACCCTTCGGGGATACTTTATTGAAGGCTAAACACTTCCGGTAAGCTAGAATCCGGAGTCTGAGCATAGTACCCCCAAGACTGAGCATTAGCTGCCTAGAATTGGGGGTAGTGCTCAAAATTGAAGCGTCACACTTCCGTATAAGTGTCACCGTCGCGTCGCATATCACAGTCTTTGCCCATGGCTACCCGTTCAGCCTAGCATTGTCTCTATCGTGGACGACTGTGCAGCACTCACTGATTCTTGAACATCAGTGATCTTTAATCTCGGTCGAGAGGAATACCGAGAACCATGTCTTCACCTGTGAGTCCATCTTTCAGGTTGCTCAGAGGATACACGGCAGCTTATCTAGCAAGCTGCGAGAACAAACCTAGCAAGGAAACCTAGCATGTCAACAACTGAAGATCAAAAAACTAAGCTGGTGGAGAAGATTCTGCGCTACCCTTTGATCGAGCATCCTCTGATGCCGACCCCTACGGAAAAGCAGCGTCAGCAGATGATTGAGAATGTGGGCGCAGAAGAGGTGATGCGCCTCTTTCTCATGCGGGAGCAGCGCGTCAGGGCTGAGCTGGCTGACCCTCACCGGTACGGGAGTGAACTTTCTTCCTGGAGGGACGCCGATCAGCTCATGAACAAGAGCAGTGAGTTGCTCATCTTGGGAGGCAACCGTGCTGGCAAGACGGAGTACGCAGCCAAGCGGGTGTCGCAGATCTTTTTGGGGACTGACCTAAATGGAACCGCTCCTGACTGGATCAAGGAGAAGTTTGGCAAGCGCGGCCTGAACATCTGGTGCCTGCACACGACCAACATGACAAGTGTGAGCATGCAGCAGAATGTGTTTCACAAGTATCTTCCCTCGGAACTTAAGGAAGCCAAGCGCACCAAGCACACGCAGGTGAGTTGGACCCAGAAGAACGGTTTCTCGGACAATACCGCGGTTTACAACGGAAACCAGATCTGGTTCCTTAACTACGCTCAAGACATTAAAGTGGTCGAAGGTGGCGAAGTGGACTTGGTTTGGTGTGATGAGCTTGTGCCGGCTGACTGGCTGGAGACGCTGCGTTACCGCCTAGTGACCCGCAACGGAAAGCTGCTTGTTACCTTCACGCCAATCTTGGGATACACCCAGGTGGTCAAAGAGTTCATCACCACAGCCAAGATTACCTCTTGGAAGGAGAGTGAGCTACTACCCAATAACAACGTGCTTGGTGTGCCCAAAGGGAGCATGCCCTACACCGCGGAAGGTGTGTTTGGCAGGCATGGGTGCATCTGGTTTCACTCAAAACTAAACCCGTTTAACAACTGGGATCGGATGAAGCAGACCCTCAAAGGTCGCAGCACACATGACATTAAGATTCGAGCTTATGGCTGGGCAGAACAAACCGCAGGTAGTCAGTTTCCCATGTTTGGTGAGCAAAACATCTTCACCGACAGTGTTACTGAGCGGTGTCCAGAAGGGACAAACTACATGGTGGCTGATCCAGCCGGCGCCCGAAACTGGTTTATGCTCTGGGGTAGAGTTGATGAACATGGCACAATCTGGATCTACCGCGAATGGCCTGACCAGAGCTACGGAGAGTGGGCGCTTCCAAGTGACAAAGCTGACGGTCGTGCGGGACCGGCACAGAGAAGTGGTGGCGGCCGCGGAGTGAACGAGTACACTGAACTAATTTGGTCCCTGGAAACACATGCTGACAAACGCGAGGAGATTGCAGAACGCTACATTGATCCGAGAAGCGCAGGAACGGAGGCTACGACTAAAGAAGGTGGCGTTACACTTTTGGACCTTCTGTTGGAGGCTTCTGAGCCACTTTACTTTCTTCCTGCTGCCAGCGTTTCAGTGGATGAGCGTGTTTTGATCATGAACGATCTTCTCTGTTATGACAGGGAATCGGACATTGATGTTGCCAAAAACCATCCGCGGTTGATGGTGCATGAGAGTTGTCAGAACCTCATTTACTCACTCAGAGAGTGGACAGGACATGACGGCCAAAAAGGAGCGTGCAAAGATCCAATTGACGCCTTAGGGTATTTAGTGGTAATGCAACCTAGCCACACATCACCATCATTCAGCAAAGAGTGGCAAAAGTTTAATAAGTGCGGGAGCTATTAAAGTTATGCCGAATACCAAGACTGACGTTTTAGCGATTGCGTCAAAAGATCCGCACGTTGGAGAGCTTTTGAGCGAGTACAACCGCGCAATGATCAATTCCAGTCAGGGGAATTTGGTCACCAAGTTTGACAATATCCGCTTTTGCCGGTGGCCTGGGCAAACTGATGATGGCAAAAAACACTCTGAAAACCGCTCAAGCGGAGACCCTGCGTGGCCGTTTGAGGGGGCTTCTGACGTTCGCACCCGCCTGATCGACTCTACCTGTAACGAGCTTACCGCACTGCTTGTTGGGGCTTTTCAGAAGGCTGAGTTGCGGGCAAATAGCAC